ATTCAATCCGCGACCGAGCGGCGCAACACGCTGGGCGAAACGACCCTGGAGTGGGCGACGTTCACCGAACGGTGGGCGAGCGTCGAAGGGCTTTCGTCCCGCGAACTGCTGTTGTCGGGGCAGCAGCAGACGGAACTCACGCACCGCGTGCGGCTGCGGTACGTCACCGGGCTGACGCAATCCATGCGGATTTCGTGGCGTGGGCGGCTGCTGGAGATCACGACGCTGCTCGAGCATGGCAACCGCAGCGAGCATGAGATTCTTTGCACGGAGCGGGTGGACTGATGGCAACCGCTGGCATCGAAATCACCGCCGAGATGGCCGAACTGCGGGAATTGCAGCAGGCTATCGGTCGGCTGTTCTCTCCTGCCGACAAGGCCCGCATCTTGAAGGCGGCACTGGAAAAGGCAATCGAGCCCGCGTACCAGCGGCTGCAGCAACTCACGCCCATCGGCCCAACGGGGAACCTGCGGCGGGCGGTGGCGAAGAAGGTGAAGACCTACACGAAGAGCGGCACCGCCGTTGGGCTCATCGGCTTTCGACGGGCCGGGCAGGAGCGTTCGGAGAGTGCGGCCGGCGGCAGAGTTCAGGCCGGCCCCGACCGGGCATTTCACCAGTGGTGGCTTGAAGAGGGGACGAAAGATCGCGTCATCAAGGCTCCGTCGCCGCCGAAGTCATACAACCGCCCAGGATTCACCCGCCCTGGTTTTGAGCGGAAGGCGTACACGATGACCCGCAAGGGCAAGACGTTCCGCGTCTCGCCCACTAGCGTTCGTGGGCACGCCGTGACCAGCCACGTGGTCAACGACCCCAACTCCTACTACTACGCGAGCAGCTTCAATTCGCTCGGGCCGTTCAAGATCCAAAAGTTCCGCAACGGCGAAAAGGGTTTCATCACCGACCCAGGCTACCCGAATGCTTTCTTTCGGAAGTCGCGGTCGCCGATCACGATCACCGCGATGCGTCCAGGCGGGAGCAGCGGCCCGCCGCCGCTCAAGACCGCCTGGGATCAAACCCAGCCGACCGTGGCAGAGATCCTCCAGCGGGAACTGCGGCTGTCGCTGGAGCAGGCGGTCAGCACCCTGGCCCGGTCGGCGTCTGAGGTAATCGGCGAATGAGCGTCAAATCCCCCGAGCGGCTGATTGCCGCCGCCCTGGCATCCTCGCCCCTGGTGGCCGAGCTGATCGGCGACCGGGTCTATCCGGTGATTGCCCCGGCGTCGGCGGCGATCCCGTTCCTGACCTGGCGGCGGCAGGGGGTGCAGCGGGAGGCGACGCTTTCCGGCCCGTCTGGCGTCGCCAACGTGACGCTGGCGGTGGATATGTACGACACGACCTACGAGGGAGTAAGGGAACTGGCCGACCGCTGCCGGGAAACACTGGATGGTTTTGGGGGGGCGTTGGGAAACTGGATTTCAGTTCGCAACGTGTCGCTGCTCAACGAGAGCGACGGGTTCGTTCAACTGGCTGGCGGCGACCTGCCGCCCGTCTATAGCGTGACGCAGACCTACACCATTCTCTGGCAGGAGACTTGACCAGTGTCATTCTCGACTCCGCACGATACCGCAGTTGCTGGCTCTGGAACGACCCTCACGCTCGGCGCCACTACGTATGTAGTCACGAACATCGTGCTGGCGAACACTGACCCTGGTGCGGCTGCCAACACGCAGATCGACGTGGCGCACCTTGGCCAGACCACCGGCGAATTGGCTGCAAGGCTCACGCCCCCGCTTGTGCTGCCCGCTGAAGACGGCGGCTCGGGGCGGCAGGTGACGTTCGACTACCTCGGGAAAATCGTCATCTCGGACGGCGCGACCGGCACCTACAAGATCACCGTTGCCGGTTCGACGCTGGTCGGTGGCACCACGGCGAGCTATTACACCGTGCAGAGTTCGACGCTGACGCTGGCGACGAACGACGCCATCCGTGGGCAGGGCGTCCTTACGGTCGCCCGCTAATCACGACGGGAGGCCGTCGTGGCGATTCCATGCCAAGGCTTTACGCTGACCTGGGGAGGCCAGACGCTCTCCGAGGTCCAGGCTATTGAAGCCGACATCTACGGCGGCGAACTGCCGCGAGGCCGCACGACCACATGGACGCCCAACATGGGCACCGTGCGGCTGCTCGGGTTCGCGGCGACGAATCTCACGACCGCCGAGTACGGAAAGCGGAAGCGGCTGACGATCCTCGCTCCCAATGGGACGGCGAGCAACGCCAGCGTTACCACGCTGTTTGACAGCGATTGCATCTACAGCGGCGTGCGGATCGACGCCGCCGCAAATAGTGCCGTTCGACTTGCGTTCACTTTTAGGATTCAAGACACGCTCAACGCACCGAGCAATCCCTAGGAGTACGCGACACATGGCACTGACGGCAGAGCAGATTCTTTCCGCCGACGATATGGGGCTGAAAAAGGTTCACGTCCCCGAGTGGGGCGGCGACGTGTTTATCCGCGTGATGAGCGTGGGCGAGCGAGACGCCTACGAGCGGAAGTGGATCGGCAAGAAGGAAACGGGAATCGACAACTTCCGCACGCAGTACCTCGCGGGCGTGCTGTGCGATGAAGGCGGCAAGTTACTGTTCACCCGCGACCAGATCGACGCTCTCGCCCAGAAGAGCGGCGCGGTCATGGGGCGGCTGTTTGACGAAGCGATGAAACACAATCGGATGACTGAGGAGGATGTGCAGGAGTTGGGAAAAGGCTGAACGCAAGCCCGACGCGGCGGTATATGTTTGCCGTCGCGCGGGACTTGCGGATGACGGTTCGTGAGTTGGGCACGCGGATGGATTCCGCCGAGTTCAGCGAATGGATCGCCTACAACCGCTACTACTCCGCGTTGCCGGATTCGTGGCGGGAGACGGCGTTGATCGTCACGGCCCTCCTGGCTCCGCACATCGGGAAGAACCAGAAACGCCCCAAGCCCGAAGACTTCGTGCCGGTGGAGAAGCCTCCGCATCACGAGTCGCAGGACTTGTCGGCGTTGCTGGAGTTGCGACGGCAGTTTGGTCTAGGCGACATCGACGATGGCTAATGTCCTCTCACTGGCGTTGCGGGTAACGGCGGATGCCAGCGGGCTGAAGCTCGATCCGGTGCAGCGTGCGCTTGTCGGTCTGGGCGACCAGGCCGAGAAGCTGACCAAGCAGTTTGAGTCGTTCACGGGCGGCAGCGAAGCGGCTGCGAAGGCGCAGGCCAACTTCGACAAGCAGGCGCAAGACCTCATCAACACGCTCCGCGATGGCGGCAGTGCGACGGAGTTTGCAGCCGGGTTTGAGCGGCTGACCGAGGCGGTCAACAAGGAAGCCGCCGCGCTTGAGCGGGCGGCCCGCATTACCGAGGCGAACCTGTCGCCGCTGGAGCGATTCGACCGCGCCCAGGCGGAACTCAATGAGCAGGTGCAGGCTGGCCGCATTTCGTTGGAGACGTACAACCGGGCGACGGAGAGTGCTGCCAAGGGGCTGACCGCTGCCGAGCGTGCGGCTCGCGGGCTGGCGGTACAGCAGAAAGAGATCGACAACGCCGCCGAAAACACGACGCTCAAGTTCAACGAGTTGTCGGGCGTATTCTCTGTGCTTCCCGGCCCACTTGGCAACATCGCGGGGCGAATCTCGGGCATCTCGTCTGCTAGCGAGGGGCTGTCGCGGGTGTTCGCTGGCGGTTTGCAGTCGGCTCTTTCCGGCATCGCCTCATCGGTCACGGCCCTCATCAACCCATTCACGCTAGCGCTTGCTGGGATCACGGCGTTTGCTGCCGGTGCTGCGGCTGTGCTCAAGGGACTGACCGACCTAGAGGACCGCGTCGAGAAGCTCGGCAACACCGCCGACAAACTGGGCGTCTCGTTTGAGTTCATCCAGACGCTCGAGGAAGCGGCGAACCGCAGCGGATCAAGCATCGACGCCGTGAGTGCCGCATTTGGCCGGCTGCAAAAGAACGTCCTGGGCGTGGACGAAGAGAGCAAGGCTGCACAGAAAGCCTTGTCAGAGCTTGGCGTCACAACGGAAGAACTTGCGGCAGCTTCGCCGGAAGAGCAATACAAACTGATTGGTCAGGCTTTGGCCGGCATCGAAGACCCCGCCCGCCGCACGGCTACAGCAACGGCATTGTTCGGCAAGGCCGGTGCCGACCTCATTCCGTTCTTTAACAACATCGGGCCAGCAGCGGATGACATTGAACGGTATGGCCGCGCGTTGTCTGCGTTTGACCGGACGCGAATTGACGAGTTCGGAAGCAGCCTTGACGCTCTTGGAGTGGCAACTCAAGGGCTTGGGCAGTCTCTCCTACTTCCGTTCACGGGACTAGGCGACGGCATCGCTCGCGGGCTGGCGGAAGTCACTGCCGGAATCACGGCAATCGTGGACCCGATCGGCAGGATCCTTGAGCCTATCCTGACGAACATTGGTAACCTCGTCGAAGTTGTCGGCATCGGGCTTGGCACACTCGGCAGGAATGTCGGCGCTGTTTTCGAACCGTTTGCGACCATCGTGCAGGCTGTTTCGCAAGCACTCGCTCCGCTCAACGAGAGCGTCATTAGTATCGCCACCTACCTTGGAAATGCTTCGACCGCTGCGACTGAATGGCTGGTTTCTTTCAGCCCGATTGGCGTCATCGCAGAAAACGTCGGCGCCCTTGGCGAGACCATCAGCCGTGTCGTGACGATCATCACAACCGCGTTTCAGCGTGTCGGCGAGTTCATTGGCGGACTTGTTTCTCGGTTCGGGGAACTGGTCGCTCAGTCGCCGTTGCTTCAAACGCTGGGGAAGATTGTCAGTTCAGTGTTCGGCTCGGTCGCGGCCGTGTTCTCGACGATTGCGAACGCCATCGGCGGCGTAGTCGGCAGGCTGCTCACGATTGCGGAAAACTTCCTGGGCATTGACCGCTCCGCACAGCAGGCTGCGGAAGCCACGCAAAACCTTGGCGGCAGCGTTGAGCAACTAACAGAGGAGGAGCAGAAGGCTGCTGCGGAGCGAGAGAAGTTCCTGCAAACCTTTACGAACGACGTATCCAAGGCAATCGACGAATCCGCGAAGTTTGGGCAGGCCGGGTTCGACGCCGCCCTGCAATACCAGAATGCAATTGCCGACCTGCAAGAGCAACTTGATCGCGGGATGATTAACGAAACGATGTTTGCCCGTGAGGCAGAAAAAGCCAAGCAAGCGTACGGCGCACAAATCGACATTGCCAAGAAGGCCGCTGCCGAGATTGAAGCCAACACCAAGCGTGTCGATGGGCTGCTTGCGAAGGCAAACGAAATCCCACAGGTTGAACAAGAGATCAACGCCGTCGAGTCAGAGATCACTCGCGTCGAGGCCGCACTGGCCACTGCGCGTGAAAGCGGCGCGACGGCACAGGCCGATGCCCTTGCCGCTCGGCTCGCCCAGCTCGATCAACTCCAGGCTGGGCTACAGGACAAGGCAGACCAGGCGGCCCAGGGTTTTGAGCAGGGGTTTGATTCGGCTTTTGCCAGTGTAGATCGCGGCATCGGGTCGCTGATCGACAAGGCCAGCGAGTTCGGCCAGGCGGGATTCGATGCTGCTCTTGAACTGCAGAACGGCATCGAGAAAGCACAGCAACAGGCACGCGATGGCATCTTGAACAAGGAAGCGTTTGACAAAGAGGTCGAGAGGCAAAAGAAGCTATACGAACAAAGGCTTGACCAGATCAAGGAGATTGAGAAGGTCAACGAGCAAATCGCTGGTAAGGAATCGGAATTGCTGGACAAGCAATTCGAAATCGAACTCGCCCGCGTCGAAGAACTTGCCAACGTCCGCACCGGCTCCGTCGAAATCAACGACCTCCGCTCGGGTGGCATCTCGGCGTTCTTCGACACGCTGCAGGAAGACCCCGCCATCGCGGAGGCCAAGAAGCAGACGAAGGAACTGGAGAAGATGCGGAAAGAGATCGAGAAGCTACAGGCCGAGAAGGTTGACATCCTCGCGGGGACTGGCTGATGAGCGTTCGTAGCTGGCGTGAACTACCGCGAACCGTCACGCATCTGATCGGTGCGTCACCGGAGTTTGAGCGTCGATTCGTCGCCACGCTCGACGATCCCGATACGAACGCTGGGACTGTCGTGCAGACAATCGGCTGCACGCACGGTTCGTCGCATCCAGAAATCGCATGGGCCGAGTGCTACGAGGTCACGGTCAGCGAAGCCTACGAGGACAACCGCTACTGGCACGAGGTGGTTGCCAAGTACAAGATCCCCGAGGCTGACGAGCGCGAGATCGACCTCCTGCCGTGGCTGCGTCCCGACGTGTGGAAGTTCCAGACGCAAGGTGTGGCCGTTCCGGCGTTGACCTATTACGACGGCTCGACTCAGAAGCCGCTCACGAACTCGGCTGGCGACTTTTTCGAGGGGCTGACCGTTGACGAAGCCCAGCAGAAAATCACGATCACGAGCAATCGCCAGCAGTTCCCGTCGGCGCTCGCAGCGGCTGTGACGAATTGCGTGAACGACGGTTCGTATCTCGGCTTCGCCACGGACTGCATCAAGGTGCAGGGCATTTCGGGCGAGCAAGCGGTGGAACAGGTCAACGGCCAGGAGGTCCGATTTTGGAAGATCACGAGCGAGTTGCTTGGCCGCCAGACGGGATGGAACCTGCTGCTTCCTGACGTGGGCTTCAACTACATCGACGGCGGCGTCAAGAAACGCGCCGACGTTCAAGGGCCAGATGGCGAGCAAGTCGCGTCGGCCAACCCGATCGCCCTGAACGGCAGCGGCGGCAAACAGGCTGGCGCCTCGCTTCCTGCCATCCTCACTCGCCGCATCTACACCCGCATCTCTATGTCAAACTTCTTCGGCACGCCGCCGACCTAGGAGGAACCATGGCCGACATTTCCTACAGCGTGAATCTGAACGTCAACGCCGGTGCGTTGCAGCAGAACATCAACGCCTCTGGCATCACGAGCGACTTCTCCACGACGGGGTTGCTCGCTTTGACGCTCAATCTGGGCACGGCGACGCAGACGATTACCACGGCGTCGGCATCAAACCTTGGGCTGTGTTTCGCTAGGTCGCTGGCAACCAGCGGCACGCATACGATTTCGCTGGGGCGAATCAGCGGCACGACGCTCTTTGATGCCGTGCGGCTGAAGGCTGGTGAGGCTGGCATCTTCCGACTCGCGCCGGGGAACTACGCTGCCAAGGCTGATGCGCCTGGGTCGCGGCTGCTCCTGCAAATCTTGGAGGAGTGATGTCCGACGCTCGCGTTGACTTCACTCGCGGTGCTGCGGAGCGGATCGCCAAAGTCGTTCGCATCGTCGAGACGGGCGAGCGGGACGGGGCGCCGCTGGAGTTCAGCCATGCGTTGGAGAGTGGCGGCAAGGCTTTTCGGCTTGGCACATTCACCGGGGAATGGCAACTCAATCAGTACAAGACTGTGACGTTTCACAACGTCACCTCGACCCCCAATACAGCCAGTGTCATCAACCTGTGCAATCCGTCCGTCGGATTCTCGACTGCAAACACGAGCGAGTCGCGGTTTGTCATTTTCGGCAGGGTCAAATACACGACCGACTTCGTTGCGGTCGAGATTCAGCAAGTCGGCACGCAGTGCTCGTCTTCGCTGACGCTGGGCTCCGTTGACCTCTCTACGCTGCCTGGGTTTGACTCGGGCGTTATTCAGATTCTCGGCCACGGTACGGTTGGCACGGCGAGTACGTGCCGGCCAGTGTTGCAGTGGTACTCGATCACGACCTGCGGCACCGCGACTGCTAGCCCATGACGCTCATTACCTTCGACAACGGCAAGCCGGTCCTGCGCGATGGCAAGGTCGGCACGGCGCAGGGTTGCTGCTGCGGCTGCTCGTGTTGCATCATAGACGGCGTGTGCAAATGCCAATACACGACGAAGGAGGAGTGCGAGGATTGCGTCCGCACCTACCAGTGTTACGAGCGAGTCAACACGGAGTGCGACGGCGACTGCCCTGACGGCTACGACCCGTACACGGAGGTCCGCACCACCGTCACCATCACGTTCTCCAGCGCATGCTGGGCGTCCGCCTACTCCGCCGAGGTCGACGATCTGGTAATCGGATGCGGGCAAATCTTGTCCGCTGCGGTCACATCCCAGTCCGGCACGTTGGCCAAGTTCGGCCACGTCGCTCCGACAGTTACCGCCGCCCCGCTCGACGAGTCCTGGTGTGTCCAGGGGGGGTCCGGGGCCGTCCTGGGCGTCACGCTCGAAGAGGTCGCCGACCCATACGGCTGCGGTTTTAGCGTGTGGCGTGTCGCATCCGTGGAGGTCATCAACGGCGGCAGCGGGTACGTGTCGGACCCGAACGACGGGTGTGTCGCGATCGCCTTTACTGCCGGCGTAAGT